TTACGATATTCCTTGTGAGAGTAAAGAGTTGTCTTTGGTTTCTATCCGTTTGAGAGTATCGCGTACCTCGGAGAGAATAGTGTTGGCGGTTGCAGTGTTTTGAGCGATTGCCGATTGTGCCAAAAGCTGTTCACGCAACACACTTGTTTGCTCGGTCTGGTTTATGATGAAAGCGTTAAGACGGCCCGCAATCACACCGCCTGTTTCCTCACTCATTGAGGTAACGGCACCCGTCAAGGGGTCTGTTGCGACATCTTCAACATCTTTAATCCAATCGCCTACCGCGTCAAGAGCATTAGTGAATGTTTCACCGGCTCTTTTTGTCATCAATTCAAATGTTTCTTTCTCGCGGTCAGTCAAAACACCGTCCGACATTGCCTCTCCAAGATATTTCACGGCTTCGTCCATAGCCTTAGCTAAGAATTGGCGTTTGAGCGCATCTATTACAGCCTTTTTCAATACCTCTCTCGTGGTATCACCAAGAGCCTTTGCCGCGTCCTCTCCGGCGCAATATGCGTCAACAATAGCGTCTGCGTATTGGTCGAGAGCTTCTTGGGTTGTGGTCCCGGCAAAGGTTTCCATCATTTGCCGGTCTAAGTCCTCAATCTGCTGTTCAATCTGCTCTATTGCGTCATTCCACTGTTGGATTTTGTCGTTGTCGGTCTTTTTCTTTGAGCGTTCTGCGTCTATCTGTTGGCGCATCAAATCCTGTTGCTCACGGAGAGATTTTTTTTGCTGCTCATATAAGCCCAGCATATCATCACCCTCTTTGGCTTTTGACAACTGGCCGTTTAAGTCCTTAATTTGGGCTGTCAACTTTGCATACTGAGCAAAATCCCATGAGCGACGGGCAGTTTCGCGTTGTTTCTCCAATGCGGCTATTTGGTCTTCTATGAGCTTAATGTTTTGCTCAAAACCAGCACGTTCCTCATCATTAAACACCCAATAGGTGTTGTTAAAGGCCCGTTCAAGTCGATTGTATGAGCGTTCCAGCGCGTCAATCTGCTTTTGTAGGTTTTGTATTCGTTTCTCATACTTTGCATCATGGAGCTTGGAAAATATACCTATAACAGATGTTATAGATGAAATCATGCCAGTAACTCCACCTATAATATCGCCACTCATAAACTTGCCGACCGAGGCAGCGGCATTACCCAACTGCCCCATGAGTTCTATTGCAGTTCCCAGCCCGTCAGCCACACCGTCCATGCCCAGTGCGTCAAACATACTTTGTAGCGAAGAGGCGCACTCTGTGGTAATATCCGTTACCTTTTCTACGGATTCTGTAATACCATTGGCGGCGGCTTTTACCTCACGCTCGGCATTTTCTACATCCTCTTTGCTACCCTCGCCTTTGGCTAACGCAGCTTTGGCTGCTGCGAGTTTCTTTCTCGCTTTGAGATAGTCATTAAAGAACGTATCAAGGGCAGAGAACGGGTTGAGTTGCTGAATCCTTTCTTTGGCTCGTGTAAGGCTGTCAATAACGGCCTTAAAGTCCACGGGCGAGAGTTGGAGATTGCCGGCGGCCAACTGTTGCTCAACATCCTTAATCAGCTTGGAGATTTGCCCCACGGAAAGAGTATCTAGGTCGCTAAACAACTTTTTCCAGCTATCGGATTGCTGGAGAAATGCCGTATTCAAAGCCGACAATGCCTCTTTCTCAGCTTTGTTGATAAGGCGTATGCGTTCCTCATCGCCCATGCGCTCGGCCTCAGCTCGGAGTAAAGCGTATTGGTCGGTGATAGATTGCCTTTGTTCCTCAAAAGAGCGATAATCGTTTAGGACGGTTTCATGTACCTCTTTTTGGAGTTCGGCCTCCCTTTGGGATAGGTCCAGACTTGCGGCGGCTCGGTCATCATCGCTTATAATACCACTTTCGCCATTTTCCAGCTTGCGTTTTGCATCTGCCACCGCTGCCAGTTTCTCGGCAAGAGTTTGGCTACGATTGATAGCGGCATTGACACTCTCACGGAAAGCGTCAAGAGCCGTTTTTGCACCTGTAAGCTCATCATATTGCACGTTAAGGGATATAAGAAAATTACTCTCTCCCTCGGTGATTGTTCCGGCGGCTTTTTTGGCTTGGAGTTCGGCGATTTGCTTTTCAAGATACTGCTTGAAAGAATTGCCCGATTGGAGCAAAGACGCAAATTGCTTATCGGCAACATCCTTACCCATATTCTCCACCCAACGCCAATAGAGTTCGTATTGCTTTTTCTTATAATCCAGTTCTCCCTCAAAGAGTTTGTTTGTGGATTGCTGGTAGCTTTGATTCTCATAGGCGCGGCGTTGTGCAAAGCCGTCTTTTTCCTCTTGGGATAGGCCGCCTTTGCCTGCGGCTTTACGAGCCTTTATAAGCTCTTTTTCCTCTTTGTCGATACGGTCAAGAGCTTCCTTATGTTGTAGGTCAAGAGTAGCTTTGCGTTTGGCATAGCCCTCTTCCATGACTACAATACGGGCCTCTTCGACACGCTTTTCAGCCTCAAGCTGCTTTTGTGCCAAAGTATCAGCGGCACGGGCCGCATCGTTTGCTCCATTGTGGCCGCCACTACGCCCGCCACCGCGCTTATTTCTGCCCGTGGCGGAATCCAACTTTTTCCGGAGTGTATCAATTTGGGTGTTGTAGTCTTTCCATGCTTGACTTCCCAGTTGAGCCTCGCCGCGCAACTTTTTGAGATTTTGGATTTCGCTATTTATGCCAGTTTCAGTATTGAGGTCGTTTTGCTTTTGCCCGATTTGTGCTTGAACATCTGCAAGCATTTGCATAGCATCCGCATAGCCATAGACCTTAATGTCAATGCCAACCTCTTTTCCGTCAAGTTTAGCGGCAATATCATGTAGCTCTTCTAATGAATATTTGGATAAATCCACTTTGGGGATTATTTCCTCAGCACCCTCGCCAAAGCCCACAATAGCATGGTAGGCATTGTTGGCTGCTTGGGTTTGTGAATCAAACGCATCACGAGCTTGTAGAGCTTGGTCTATAATGCCGCCATCTTCTGAAAACACGTCATAATACCAATCATCAATAAACGAATAATCAGTTATCCATTCAGCGTGTTCTTTATCAATGCCGGCCGCAGTCATTACATCTGTAATCTGCTGACGCAACTTAGCTTTTGCTTCGGCTTTTTTGCTATCATCCAGCTTTACCATTTCGGGCAATGAGTCCTCGATAAGTCCACGAATTTGAGAGGCTAAGGCTGTCGCATTTTGCTGAATGTCATCGCTATCTACCGAAATGCCGCCAACACCTAAATCTACATAATGGTGAGCTTCTTTTAATTCTTTTTGAATTTTGGCAGCCACATCATCAAGCGACTTGGCATATTCATCGCCAATATTTTGCAAAGCGTTTGCGTGTTCTGTTTCAGCCGATTGTTTTTTTATGGCTTCAGTAATGCGCTTGTGAGCCTCTTCTATATCTTGCATCGTACTTTCAGACTCCAACAAAGCCATGTTGTGTTCGGCAAGTTGCTTGTTTACTTCCTCTAATGCTTTGTTGTAGGTATTAGTACCTTTTGTTCCGGCAGTTAGGACACCAAAGAGAGCCGACAAATGCCCGGTTTGTTTGCCTCCACTCTCTCCGAATTTATCCATACCTTCGGCCGCATCATCCTCACTATCGCCCAGCATTGTAAATGCACTTATCAACAAGCCCACAAGCGATAAGATTGCGCCGATAGGGTTAGCTACCATTGTAGCCCAGAGAGCTTTTAACCCTGCTGTCAATTTACCCGTAGCGGCCGATAATATGCTTGTGGCTGCTGTCTGTGCAGTCTTAGCGGCGGTGTCAGTTTTGGATGCTAACGCCGATTGTCTGGTTTGAGCTGCCTCTAACGCCTTGCTACGGGCAACAACGGTAGATTGTAAAGCAACAAGTCTTTTAGCCGCTGCACTTTCCGCATCCACTGCTACCTCAACTCTTTTGCGGGCGGTGGCTATCGCTGTGGCATTGCCGGATTGTTGCGCCATAACAAGCTCCATTTGAGCCGTGGCAACATTCTGTTTTGCTGAAATCAGCTTTAACTTTTGAGCTTCAACAGACTCAATCGCGGCTCTTTTTTGAGCCTCCAGCGTTTGTATTGTAGAAGCTGTATTTTGGCGATTAGCTGCTACCTCTTGCATCACGGCCGCACGATAGACAGCACCCTTGTTTGTCAAATCCATTTTTGACAACGCCAAACGCTGCTCAGACGAAAGAACACTCATTGCAGCGGCCTCATATCCAGCACTTGATTGTGTGAGGCCGATATTGGATAGGTACTCTTGCTGCTGAACAGTCAGTAGGCTTTGGATAGCCCCCATGCGTACTTGTTTGGCTATGGCTGCTTGTTGCTCAACACTCAACGTAGCCTCCATTGCCTTAAAATGTGCATCCTCGGCCGCTGTCATTGCCTTTTGTTGCGCTGCTACTTTCCCGGAAAGAGCTGCCTCTGCTTTCATAAGCACGAGTTTTGCGCTCCTTACGGTGTTGTCAATCACTGCAATACCTGCGTAGCCTTTGGTCGCAACGCTATTGAGTACGATAGCGGCTTTCACAGACCCGTAGCCGAT